ATGAAGTCAACGCATCCGCGCAGTATTCCGCTAATGGTCTCGACGTTGCCTATTACACCAAGGGAACCGTCGCGGCCAAGAAGGGCGGATTCCTCTACATGCAGATCGGCTTCGACTACGGCGCCGAGGAAATGCATGGTTCCATCACCGGCCTCGCGACCTCGGCGTAAGGAGTAGAAAATGAAGTTTGAAAGTTCGTCTGCCATATCGAAGGGATTGGGCAACGCCCTTGAAATCGTCTCCGAAGTGGGCTCCCTTCCGTTTATTCGCGGCCAGTGGTTCTACGTCGATCCTACCTCGGGGGCTGATACCTCCGATGGCAGGACGGTGGATACCGCTCTCGCCAATCTTGATGAGGCGTATTCCAGGGCCAGTGATGGCGATGGTATTGCGCTCTTGTCCTATGGTGCCACTTCCGCCGCGACTACCTCCTACCTCAAGCAGGAGTTGCCATGGACGAAGAACGGAATCACGGTATTTGGAATAGCGGCTCCCGTTGCTATGTTCAGTAGAGCCCGCGTTGCCAATAAGACCGTGACTACCACGGCGGCTCTCTCTGTCATAGCCGGGGCGCTTACCACAATCACTCGCGCTTCCGGTTCCTTCCTCACCGATGGCTGGGAAGCTGGAATGAAGTTCACCTGCGCCGGCGATCAGACTACCTCCCACATCGTTTCCTCCGTTTCGGCCCTGTCGCTCGTTTCCACGACTGACCTGGTGGCCTCTGCGGGTGGAATCTCTTCCATTACTTCCTATAATATCAATCTCATGACGCTCTCCGGAGCAAACAATCGCTTCTACAACGTCCACTTCTACAACGGCGGCACCGCTTCCGTAGAGCTCGGCGGAGTAGTTATTTCCGGAAGCCGGAACTACTTCGAGAAATGTCATCTTGTCGGCGGCGCTGGCTCTGCTACTGCGGCTGGCAAGTTTGACCTCAAGATCGATACCGGAGAGGAAAACACCTTCCAGTCATGTACCATCGGATCGGACTCTTTCGCGGAAGGCGACAATGCCGCGACCGAGATAGTCCTCAATGGCGTGGTCAAGCGCAATCGCTTCAAGGACTGCGAGATTATCGCCATGGTATCCGCAGGAACGGCGCATGGCGCGGTTAAGAGCGTTTCTACTTCCGGAGGCTCCCCGACCGTGTTCAAGTCCTGCCTTTTCAATTACAGCCTTTCGACCACGACTCCGGCGGCGGCACATCTTGTGTCCGGTTCCGTTGACAAGGTAATTTTCCAGGATTGCGCGGCCGTCAAGGTCACGGCCTGGGGAACCTATGTATACGCCAACATGGTTGCTCCTGCGGCCACGGCTGGCGGCGGCCTCTCGACTACGGCATAGGGATGAAAATCTACGGGGTTGGCTTATTTCTCGCACCCGGCTCCCACCGAGTGGTATGGGATTTTGTAGACGGGCCGTTTGATACCGTCAACCCCGTTTTGATTCAGGAGGCCAAGAAGCGGGGCTATTCATTCTCCCCGCCCAAGGAATCGGCAGAGACTGACGAAGCCATGCCGATTATCGAAGCGCCGAAAGACACGCCCAAGAAGCGCGGCAGACCCGCAAAGGGAGAAACAAATGTCAACGCCTAGACTAACGCAGATTGCAGAACGAAGTGGATTCAATTATAGAGTAGCCGTCGCAAAAGGTGATGTAAGCGGGGCGAAGGCTTTTGAGAAGGTTGGCTATAACCCTGCTATAACTACCACCGAAGAGGATATTTGGTCGGGTGGTGCTGTATATGTATTCCCGACCGCCGCAGCACAGTGGCGCATAGCTGCCGGGAATGCTGGCGATCTTGGCACCGTCATCAAAGGCAATGCCGAGGGCGCAGACCAGACCATCAAATGCGATGCGGGAGGAAGCACGACTGTCCTTATCGATGCGAATGTTAATTTCACGGCGGCTACTGGCGTAGCGGTCGGAGATTGCGTTCTCCTCGATCCGAAAGGGACAAATCCTGAATATGGATTTATAACCGACATCACTAACGCCGCCACGGGAACTCTGGTCATAGGCGGCGGATTTTCGAATGGCGGATCATGTGCAACGGCGCGAGCGTATACCATAGTTGACTATTCCGGAGCGGCTGGCGCTCAAGTGGTCAAGCTAGAGTATCTGACCTCTGCCTATGTCGAAAAAACGATTCTCATTTGTCTCAACGCCGGTACAGCGGTAGAACTGAAAGGCTCTGGTGGCGCCGCTCTGACTGATACCTTTAGGGTCAACAGCTTCAGAGTGATAGCTGCGGGCTCTGGTGGTGTTCCTGTCGCCGCGATTCAGCTCCAGCTTCTAGCTGCTCCGAATACGGTTTATGGTTACATAACAGCCGGATACCATCGGGCCAGAAACTCGGCCTATACGGTGCCTGCTGGGAAGGTACTCTATATCAGCGATCTAGCCCTCGGAGCCGCGACTAATAACGACACTAAGGTTCAGACTGCCAGAATAGCATTCAAGGCAAACGCTGAACCGAGTACCGGATTCAAGACTCCGAATATCTTTTTCACGCAGTTCGAAGTGCTTATTTCTAATGGTCAGCTTTGCCATACCCTCGGGATACCTTACAAGATAGTCGCAGGAATCGACATCAAAGTGAGTTGTACCGGGCTTACTGGATTCACCGGCCCGGCGATGAGCTGCATGAGAGGATGGACAGAAAAAGCATAACGTGCGAGCGGGGCGGGCGGGTTTGTTCCTCCTTTCCCTAACCCGTTCCGCTCGCTTTTTTAGGGGGTGTATCATGTCACTCCAAAGGCTTACACAATTATTCGAGCGCGAAGAAGCGAATAGAGCATACGCCGGGGAATTGTTCGGGATACATTTTGAGGATCTAGATTTAGACATATCTGAGACAGTAACATTGCTGATAAAAACAGGGGCTAGCAGAGTCTTTGCTTTCAGGCAACTAAATACACTTGGCGGGGCTGTTTCAATAGTTATTTACAAAGGCCCGACAATTACGAATGACGGAACAGAGATAACGGCCTACAACAAATATACAGGCGGCATAGTGACTCCGCTTGTGAAGTTTTATTATTCGCCCACGGTAACAAAAGACGGGACGCAATGCTATGAATCAGGGAGGACGCTAGGCTCTACGACTAATCAATCGAAGGCCGGCGGTTCAATATCGGGCAATGTGCCTAGAATACTTGAAGCGAATACTAACTACTACATAAAGATAAATACTAATACTGCCAATACTATGATAACCTACGATATTGACTTCTATGAGAGCTAGATGGTACTCTAGAAAGTGATTAAGGAGCTAGCATGGTATCACTTGCGAATGTAAAGGCGTTCCTCCGAATAAGCGATACCGACGCGACTCGGGACGCTCTTATCTCCATGCTCATACCGATTGTCTATGCGGATATCGTTGAGGAGTGTAATAATAAGTTCATCGCCGACGATTACGATATTTCGTCCAATGCGATCTATTTCGATGTAACCGGATCAACCTATAAGATCATTCTCGACGCTGGTGGATTTACCGCGATGGGATATCCCACTGGCGGAAATATTATCGTCTCTGGCTCTAGGCTTAACGATGGCATCTTTACCATATCCGCTCAAGCCGACACTTACTTGACGACGACCGAAGCAATCGTCGACGAATTGCAGACCACGGATACCTATTCCGTACGGGTTGATCTTTGCAATTTTCCGAAGCCGATTGAGTTGATCGCCTCGCGCATGATCGGGTATCAGCTTTCCAACTCTGCCAGCGCCGGCCTTACATCCATGAGCCTAGGCAATTATTCGGAATCCCGCAGCGCGGGGACTACCAATGGCGGATACCCTGATGAGATTATCAAGTCTCTTTCAAAGTGGAAAAATATTAGTACCGGGCGCGGGACTATCCAGTGGCATATGAATGAGAATAGAACATATTTCCCTATCGCTCCTGAAAGCGCCGAGGGCGATCAAGTGTATGTGAGGCCTTTCAATGGGGATTGAGCGCTTCTACACGCAATCAATCGCGGTCTATTCCTTCTCGCCTTCCGCGACATGGCCGTTTGACAATGCCTGGAGCGCCATCACGGGCTCGCCGTTCAAGGGCTCGGGACTCCATGAGTTATCAGGCGACCGGGCCAGGGTAGGCGGGACTGTCGAGGCGCGAGGCGATGGCTACTTCTGCCTTCCCTCGTCCGTTTCCATTACACGAGCAATGAAAATCAAATGGGATAGCAGAACATTCGAGATAGTGAATATTAAAGAATTGAACGAACTCGCTGGCCATCACCAAGAAATCTACGTCAAGGAATCACCTGAGGCGGTGCTATGATTGGCGTAACGATTACCCCTAGCCAAATAGACTACTCGAAGATAATCGACGAGAAAACCGTCGAGAAACTTATAAAAGGCGAATGCGTGATATTGACCGGCTTTGCAAAGGAGCTAGTCCAGGTTGACACCGGCCAGCTAAAAAGCTCCATCATGTGGACTACTGACCAAGCAAATGGCGGGCTTAACGAAGGTGGCGGGGATCCTACTTCTGTATTCAACATGATAGAAACACCGAATGACCCGGAAACGGGATATGTTGGATCGCATCTTGAATACGCTGGCCCCGTCGAATATGGGCGAAAAGATATGCCTAATTACCCGCGCCAGCCATACATGAGGCCAGCAATCGACTATAGCAAGAACGCTCGGGAATTGCGGAGAGCGACTACGATCCGAGCGGCTATAAAGGCGGCATACCATGGCTAGCACATCAATAGAGCAAGCGCTAGACGTAAAGCTCCGAGCGCAGACAGCATGGCTTGCAACACTGACGGGGGGCCTCTATCCATATAGCGCGAAGGATGGAACGTCACTTCCGTATGCCTTTTACAATGTCATTTCCGACTCGACCGAAGAAGAGTCTTTCGAGA